ATTGATGCTTATGCCACCGCTTCAACCGCCAAGGATACGGCAGACGGCAAGCGCAGGGTGTTTGTGTCCCAACCTGTCCCGCCCTATGACGTGGGCGACCTGTGGGCTGGCGGCTCTACTGGTGACCTCAAGCGGTGCTCAACGCCTAAAGCGTCGGGCGGGAGTTATTCCGCTGGCGATTGGGTGCTGGCGACAAAATACACAGACGATTCCGCTCTGACAAATTTTGTCAACAACACATACACGCCTGCTATTTCAGTAAAAAATAGAATATGGTATCAGCCAGGAGTTCCTACGTCAAGCGCAGTAAACGACATTTGGTACGACACAGACGCAAACCCCGTAAAAATATATCGTGCAAACGCCGCAAACGTTTCGGCAATCGTTACAAGTGGCAATGGCTGGTATGACATTACAAGCGTTGCGCTTGACCAAGCGCTAAAAGGGCTTAACTCTCTTGGCAACGGCTCTTACCACTTCTTTCAGTCAAGCACCAGACCGAAGTCCGCTGGCGAGAGTGGCGGGTCACAAATCAATATAGGCGATATTTGGCTCTATACAGGGACAAGCGGAACAAAATATGTAAATGGGGCGACGTACCGCGCCGTGTCAACCAATCCGACAACCGATAGCGGATGGCTTGCGTTCGTGGCTGGTGCAGTTTTAACGCCCCATATTGCGCTCAACGCAAACCACTTAACACTTAGCGGAGAGTCTGATTTAACCATTGCGAACCCGCTTGGTGGCAATGCCATTGTGATGGACAAAGATGGCATAGCAATAGAGTCTGGCTCAGATTTAACGATTAAAGACGGGTATGGCGGTAACGCCATCAACATGGACAGCACCGGCCTGAGTGTTTCGTCCACCGGCAAAGTAAAATTAACCTCAGGCAGCCTGCTTGAGGTGCAAACAGGCGCGGACATAGATGTAAAGTCCGGTGGCGACATCAATGTGGCGTCTGGAGGGAAAATCAACCTAACCACATCCGACGACCTTATGATTGGCGCACAAAACATCAAGGCGTTTGCCGAAACCATCGACCTCTCCGCCAATGAAAGCATCAAACTGGCGGTGAGCAGTGTGCATCCCGGCGGTCGTAACCTGGTTCGGAACAGTGATTTTTCGCTTGGTGTAGGCAATCCTTGGACGCAGGTAGGCACCGGCACACACAGCATTGATGGCACGTACAAGTATGAGGGCAAGGACACGCTGAGGCTGTCCCTTGCAACTGGTCAAACAAGCACATCCCGCCGCTACCAGTACGACGGTTGGGACGCAACAGCACACCCGTCTGGTGTGCTGAGCTTCATGTTCTGGTCAAATTACAACACCCGCACAAGATATGGAACACTCCCCGTTGCAACTATCTACTGTCGCACCGGGGGCGGCGGCACATTGGAAGAGGTCAGAATTCCGATTGCGGATATTCCTAACGTTGATGGGTGGAGCCGGATTGTGAAACAGTTTGATGTTCCAACAGGCACTGAAATCATTGTGTTTGTGCTGTCTGTCGCAAGCACCAATGGCGAGAGCAACAATGCTTGGTTTACCCAGGTGCAGCTTGAACAAGGCAACCAGGTCACGCCTTGGAGGTTGGCAGACGAAGACCCCGCAAGCGGCGTGAAAACCTCCTCGGTTGAGGTCAACAGCAGCGGCATCTACATGGACACGACCGGCGAGGTTGACATCCAGACAGACGATTTTCTTATCAAGAATAAGGCTGGGCAACCCATGTTGAGCGTCGCTGCATCAGAATCTGGCGGAGCACTTGTACTTGGTGCGAGCAATAACCCTATCGAGTTCGGCGGAAACTTTGTTCTTGGGGCACAAAACGGCGGTCTGGGAATGGGGAGGTTGCCGTTCATTTGGGGGACTGTGCCTCCATCAGCATCAGATGGGCAAAATGGCGACATCTACATCTTCCACAGTGGTAATACTTCCGGCAGCGGCTGGAGCGATACTGCCTTAACTCTCGTGACACCATCTGCACAGGCGACACGCTTCGGAGTGACGAGGGTGTGGAACCTACAATATGTATCTACTGGCTATTACCGTATCGGCAATGGCGTGGGTGACTCTACCTTTGACCGAGGGGCGCATTTCTCCTTCACGGCTCCGGCGGCTGTAAAGGGGCTGACTTTTGAATTTTGGACGGCCAAGAAAATGTCCGGGTCAACACTATCTAATGGTGTGACAAACTATAACGTGGTTTTGGCAAACACGAGTTACAGCATCTTAGCAACCGGGACAATATCGGCAACAAACTCGCCAGAAGCCCCTCAAAAGCACACAGTTACGCTGACCGCCCAGAACAACCTCTCATCAGGCGCGACATACTACATCGGTATTTTCTACCCGACCCTGGACGAAGGTAACTCCGCGCTCGTGGGTGGGACAAATGCGAAACTTAAAGGATCAACAAGTGGTGGAGCGACCAGCGGGCTATACGTCAAATCGAACGGAGCGTGGGTGTTGATATGATTAGAGAGAATAGAACTGTAAATGGGAAGCGTGTCGAGACAATCAGGATATTCCTTGATGCGCCCCAAGACTTAATCGACCAGTACAAGCAGGATGGGTTCACGGAGTTCCTTGAGCACTCCCTTGTCCTGTACAAACCCCCGGAAGCGGAAGTGCTGAAGGAGAAACTGGACAGCATAGCGGCGGACTTGCCGGATGAAATCGCTGTTGAGCATCCCGAAATCTATGGCGAATTGCGGAATAGTGGCGAGTTGGTTCCTACTAACAAGCGCATCAACTGGAACGGCGTTGTTATGAAGGCAAAAGTTGACCTGTGGGACAGGCTAGACCAGAACCCTGACAATGCCCCGGAACTTTGGGACGAACTTCTGTTTAGCGATACAAACTATCGCGAAATACCCGAAATCATCACAACTGAATTGGCATTTGGTAAGGATGAGATTGGGTATTGGCCGAAGAACGGCAAGCACTATAAGGCAAAACGAGACGGTGTTGTTCACAATCCAGAGGTTTACCCAGCAGACTGGGACGAAGTAACGGTTTCACTTAAAACTACTCAAAGCCCCGCCCGCAAGGGCGGGCTTTTTTATTGAGGTGAAGAATAGATGAAAGTGTTTTTAAGCCCAAGTAACCAGCCAAATAATCGCTGCATCCTGGGCCACTCGGAGCGAGATCATTGCGAAGAACTGACATTCAAGATGCTTCCATACCTGGATGCTTATGGAATTGAGCACAAGGTTCACAACCGCGGTGACAGCATGACGAAGTGGGTTAATGAGGCAACCCGTTGGGGTGCTCAGTTGTATCTGCCCATCCATACCAACGCCACGGCCAAGGGCACTGCGCGTGGCACTACATTCGGTTTTTACCCAGGACGCCTGGAGAGCATGGAAGTCGGAAAGATTTTCAAGAAGCACTGGATGAAGTTGTACCCCCTGAAGGATAGGATTCGCGTTGGAACTTATACTTTCTACGAGGCAAGAGCACCCAAGTGCCCGTCTGTGTACATAGAACTCTTGTTTCATGACAACTTGGCGGACGCCACATGGTTCCATGAGAACATGGACAAGGTTGCGGAAAACTTGGCTGACGCCATTGCTGATTTCTTCGGCGCTTATAAAGACAAGAGCGTTGAGCAAGAAAAAAGCATCGTTGATGGGCATATCGTAAAATTTCAAATCAAAAACCCTGAAAACGCAGAGTTTTTCAATAAGCCCATCGGTACTGTCATCCAACTGCCCATTGAGGAATATCTGCTTGGTGTCGTTCCTGCTGAAATTGGAAATAGCCATATTGAAGCCTGCAAAGCGCAGGCCATTGCCGCAAGGTCGCTTGTGTACTTTTGGACGCAAAAAGGGCAAGTGATTACCGACACGACTGTGCATCAGGCGTATCGTGGGGCGCTCACAAAAAATCCCGCATTCAAGAACGCCTTTGACGCTGTTAAGCAGACCGCCGGGCAGGTGCTTCTTTATAATGGAACAATTGCGCAGACCTATTACGCCGACTCAAACGGTGGCAAAATGGTCGCGTCTAAAGACCATTGGGTTGCAGACTTGCCCTACCTTGTCACCAAGGACGACCCTTGGACGGTTGCAAGTGGCAAGCCGTTTAAAGGGCACCCCGTTGGCATGAGCCAACAGGGGGCGATTTGGGCTGCCAATAATGGTGCGAACCACGTTGGCATCCTATCGTTCTATTATCCTGGGACTGAAATCCATCCTACGAGTTCTGCAAGGCCCACAGAAGAAAAGCCGATTATCGTCTTGTATAAGGCAGAGGCCGTTACTCGAAACCCTCTGTCCTTGAACATTTGGGCAACTGCATCTAAGAGCAGGTCTCTCAAATTGATTCCAAGAGGCGCAACGGTGAACGTTCTTGAGGAAGTTAGTTCAACATGGGCTTTTGTTGAGTATGAAGGTGTCAGAGGATATGTTGATCGCCAGTATCTAAAGAAATTGGCCGATAAGCAAGATGATACGCAAGGTAATACGCAAGAGCCGAAGCCGAATCCTGTGGGCGTAATTTATAAGGCAGAGGTTGTCACGAGGAACCCGCTTTCTCTCAATATTTGGTCAACAATCACCAAGGGGCAGTCGCTGAAACTCGTCCCGAGGGGTGCATTGGTTGATGTATTGGAAGAAATCAATGCTTCCTGGGCGTTTGTAGAGTACGACAAAACCAGGGGCTATGTTGGCCGTCAATATCTGAAAATGGTTGGCGATAGCCAAGATAGTACGCAAGATAATACGCAAGACAGCCCATCGGAACAAAAGCCCGAAGAAAAACCTTCTGATGTGCTATATCGTTCCGTTGTACGCACAAGGTTCCCGCTGTCGCTGAACCTGTGGCGTTATGCGAACAAGGTGTCAAGCATTCGCAAGATTCCTAACGGGGCCACGGTTGATGTGCTGAAGGAAGTTACTCATATCTGGGCTAAGGTGAGATATAACGGCGAAGTTGGCTATGTTGACAGGCAATATTTGGAAAAAGAAGGAAAGCCACAACAGGGTGTTCTGTATAAGGCAACTGTTAAGACCTTGTATCCGTTGTCCTTGAACATTTGGCGTGACCCTCGCAAGGGCGTTAGCTTGACAAAGGTTCCGCGAGGCGCAGAGGTGTCTGTGCTTCAGGAAGTAGACGCGACTTGGGCTAAGGTCGCCTATGGAAAATTTGTTGGTTATTCCGATAGAAAATATTTGATTAAGAAGGGGTAATAGAAATGACTGAATTCATGACGTGGGAGTTCATTGGCACCTTTGTTGGCTTCGCCGCTGCCGTGGCGCTGATGACCGAGTTCTCCAAAGTGTTCAAGTTCCTTGAGCGCGTGCCCACCCAATTGGTTAGTTTTGCAATCGCCATCGTGATCATGGTGGTTTACAAGTTGGCGACCAACGACTTCAAAGGCGTTGACATTGTTCTGTACATCCTCAACTCTGCTGGCGCCTCTCTCACCGCTAACGGTGCCTACGATGCTGTTGAACGCATCATCGGGGCGGTTCGTGGTGAGGGCGATGATGAAATCGCAGTTTGATAAGCATTTTTAGGTTTAAGGGGGATAAATATAAATGGTTTTAGACAAAATTAAGTTCAAAAACCTCATCACTTTGGAAGAAAAACTGAGGTGCGTCACCCTCGCCGTTGAGGGGATGTTTGTAGACGATGAATACTTGCCCGAAATCTACGAGGAACAGTTCTGGCTGAACATCGTCAGATCTTACGCCACAGAGGACATTGGCGAAATTGAAATCACGGTGGACAACCTGATGGAAGAGTTGTATGCGGGCGACCTGATGGGCGACCTGCTTGCCTCAATTAGCAAACAGCAACTCGGTGCGATCCGCACGGCTGTCAATAAGCGCATTGAAATGCGTCTGGCACAGAAGCCCATTGATGTGTTCTTTGAGAAGGCCACAGCATTGCTCACCAAGATTGAAGGCGCAGTAGATGGCGTTGACTTGAAGGCTGCCATCGAATCGTTTGGCAACTTGGATGTAAGTAAGGAAGTTGGAAAGGCTCTGGCCGAAAACCGTGGCAAGGATGTGAAAGTAGATTGATTTTTGAAAGAATGAGCGTGATGCTGTATGCGGAGGGATTTTCCCCTATGGAGGCATAGCAAATTTCTTAAAACCTGGGCTGTCATTACTGTGGTGGTGGCAGCCCTTTCTTTTCTAATAGTTGTATGTGCAACTGAGTCTGGGGCAAAGCCGTCTGCAACTCCCCCGCCCCCGAACTTTTTTGACCAGTTCAAATCAAACACGTTGAGCCTTGCAGCCATTCTTGGTGCGCTGACAGGTATTTTTGTTTTTGTTGGCAAAGTGTTCAAGCCGTTCAAGCATTGGTTTGTTTCTTGGGTGAGGCGATCTCTTGATATTGTCGATGTAACAAAAGCGATTGATGAGAGGTTTAAGGCCGTTGAAAGTGGGCTTGCAATTAATTCGCAAACATCGCAAAAGCAATACACCATCATGTCTGGCCAGAATCAAACACTTGAAGACGGGATGGCTGCTATCTTAGCGTCTTTGGAAGAAATAAATCGAAAACTCGCGGAATCAGAAAACACGGACAGGGCGCTGATTCGTGATTCTATTACGAAAACATTCTACAAGTATTGCAAGCGTCAAGCAATTCCTATTCATGAAAAAGATAATATGAACAAGATGTTTGACACTTATAAGAAACTGAGTGGAAACAGTTACATCGCCAGCATTATGCGGGTGGTGGAAGGTTGGGAGGTGTTGTCTGGTGAGGATGCCCCTTCCTGTAAAACCAAGTAACTATTTAGACTTGATTAGCAGTGCATATGATATGCAACAACCACAATATCGAATCTATGAAGTCTCCGTGCGTAAAAACATTGAGGCCTGGTACAAGAGTAGAAATCGGTGCATTAGGGATGGCGCAGAGCAGTTGAGGAAACTGCGCCGCCTTAACGGAACAGCCGTAAATCCCCTTGCTTTAGATATGGGGATATAAGGCTGCAAGAATTTCTGGAAGGAGGTCAGCCGTGCTATTCAACAAGGCATACAAGTTTAGGATACACCCAAACGAAGAACAGAGGGTAATGCTCTCTAAAACATTTGGTTGTGTTAGGGCGATATATAATATGATGCTGTCGGATAAAATCAAGCACTATAACGAGTTCGGTACAACGCTGAACAATACGCCTGCCCAGTACAAGAGCGAGTTTGAGTGGCTGAAAGAAGTTGACTCCCTTGCCTTATGCAACGCTCAGATAAATTTACAGCGGGCATATCAGAACTTTTTTAGAGATAAGTCTATCGGCTTTCCGAAATTCAAAAGCAAGAAATCTGGGCGCAACTCGTACACCACAAACAATCAGGGGAACAACATACGAATCGCAGACGGAAAAATAAAGTTACCCAAGATTGGGTGGGTTAAAGTTGTGCAGCACAGGCAAATACCTGATGGACACAAAATAAAGTCATGCACGATTTCGCTAAGCCCATCTGGGAAATATCACGTTTCAATTCTTACAGAGTACGAATGGGAGCAACCAACACCGATTCTTGACAAGTCAAAAGCGCTTGGACTGGATTACTCAAGCCCACACTTCTATGTCGATAGCCAAGGCAACGAAGCAGGGTATCCGAGATTTTACAGACAAGGCGAAGAACGGCTTGCGAGAGAACAGCGCAAACTATCAAGGATGAAGCCCGGCAGTTCCAACTATAACAAGCAAAAAGTCAAGGTCGCCAGAATACACGAATACATCTCAAGCCGCAGGAAGGACTGGATGCACAAGAAATCAAAGTCGCTTGCGGACGAATGGGACTATGTTTGTGTAGAGGACATCAATTTGCGTGGGATGGCTGGGGCGCTCAAACTTGGGAAGTCTACGAATGATAACGGGTTTGGAATGTTCAGGGAGTTCTTGGCGTACAAACTTGCAGATCGTGGCAAGGTGTTTTCTAAAATAGGCAAGTGGTTCCCATCAAGCAAGACATGTAACGAATGTGGACATGTCAACAAGGAGCTAACGCTTTCGGACAGAGAGTGGACTTGCGAGTGCGGAGCACACCATAGCAGAGACATAAACGCTGCAATCAACATAAGAGACGTAGGGTTGCAATTAGCAACCGCACAATAAGCAGACAAGGAACCGTGGGATGCACGGGGATAGCCTGCTTATGCTTAGCCCGTTAGGGGCTATCGAACAGGAAGCCCCTGCCTTCAGGCATGGGGTACATCACTTTGCCGTACACATATTAGTTGGGGGTGTATTTTATGGTTTTCAAATCAATGCCCCAATTGGAAAAATACCTCGAAGTTCAAATAGAGCACGCCCTGCTGAACAAAGTGACGCAGGACGTTGCCAAGATAGCGGAGGTTCTTGGTCGAGCATTTGTCTACGGTGCGCATACACCAACGGAGTACGGACGAAGGTATGGTACAGGACGTAGTTTGATTGACCCCGTGAACTTTGAGGGGAAAATGGAGAACGGCACTCTTGTCATTAAAAATATTGCGCAGGCCAACCTTTCATATGGGGGCAGGTTTGACAAGACGGTTAAGAACTTGGCAGAACTTGTTGAGTTCGGACATGGATATAAAGGAATGAAATACTCTTATTCGTCCAGGCAGGGGAGTCCGTATAAAGAGCCACGCCCGTTTATTGGGCCGACAAGGGACGAACTTGCAAAGGGTGGCACACTAAAAGCAATTATGAAGAAGAGGCTGAAGGAACAAGGGCTGACCGTTATATGATTGTCAGCCATATTCGTGTGAGGTGGGATAATGGCTGATGATCTGAAGATTTTAATAAAGGCAGAGTTAGATACTGCCGACATGCAATCGCAACTCAAGGATATTGCGAAAGAGATTATCGTAAAGGCTAGGGTTGAACTTGACGGTGTAGACCTCAAGAGGCAAATCCAAAGCGCAACGAGCGAGGCTACGAGGGGCGGGACTGCTCATCGTGTTAAGTATGGTGTTGACAGAGAGCATTTTGTAAAGCAGTTTCGCGCCATAACGCAGGAAGCAAAACAACAGGTTGAGCAAACTATTGGCAGTTCTGGCGGGATTAAAATGCCTGTCAGCATTGAAGAAGGTGCAATCGGAAAACTCAAAGAGAGGCTTAATGCGCTCGGTCTTGGCAAGGACGCGATTAAACAGGCGACCGACAGTTTGGCTCAACAGAATATCCAAGTTAGTAAAATCTCCGAGTCTTTCAAACAAGTTGAGGGGGCGGCAGAGCGTGTTGCGAGGATAACCATATCCGGCACAGACGCCATGGGTCGCCAGGTGAATGTTGTCCAACAGTTTGATTTGGGTAGGCGCAAATACATGCAGACCGAAACCCAAATTACTGCGAAACTAAATGAGCAGGGGCAGATTGTCAGCAAGATGGCTACTGACCTGCGGGCAAAGGATATTGGCACGATTAAGGCGATGAAGGGGAATGACATTTCTACCTTTGTTGCAAACATGGAAAAGGCCAATCTCTACACTGACGAAATGAGGGCTGGCGTAGACTCATTACGTGCTACGCTTTCAAGTGCTTTCAATACGGAAGGAATGACAGAGTTCCTGAACCAATTTGACATCTTAAAGTCAAGGTTCAAGACAATCAAGGCTGAGTCGCGCGAGGCGATGAAGTCCCCCATTCCGACCATTGATGATAGGGTTGGCAATCTTAATGCCATGCTCGGATTTCAAGGTATGGATGGGCAAACCTCTGGTGTTACGAATCTGCGGAATAATATTAACTCTCTTATTGCGGAGTATGGCAGGTTAAAGGCCAGCATGGAGGGACTTGACCCTGCAAGTGCCGAGTTCCAACAACTCGCAACAGAGGTTGCTGGGCTTGACGCAAGATTTAAGTCTGCGACTCAGGCGTCTAAAATTTTTAATGACACCATTGGCTCAAAGACCAAACTCGCAGGTGTCGAACACCAAATCAGGAAGGCAAAGTCCAGCCTTGATGAGTTAGAAGTCAAGTGGAGTAAGTTCAAGAGCAACCCGCAATTGGTCGCAGAGTTTAATCAGTTAAAACTTGCTGCCCAACAGTTAGACGCAACTAATTTGCAGAACTTCAACAAGCAGTTGGCTGCGTTCAAGTCTAATGTCAGGGCCGCAGGTGCGGACGCTCGCAACCTGGGCGCTGAATTAAAGAATGCTCTTGGGAAGTTCGGGCTGTGGATTTCTGCGTCGACCATCCTGATGCAAGCCTATCGTGGCGTTCGGAACATGATTAACTCTGTTAAAGAGTTGGACACCGCACTTGTTGAGTTCAATAAGATTGCCGACTTGAGCAATGCCGAACTTGCGAAGTTCACAGAACGGGCATTTGATGTTGGTCGTGAACTCGCCAGAACTGGAAAAGAGATTCTGAACGCTTCTGCTATTTGGATTCAGGCGGGCTATGGAGTTGAAGATTCTCTGAATCTCGCGAAGTTCTCAAACATGATGATCAACGTTGGTGACGGGATTGAATCTGCTTCACAAGCATCATCTAACCTCGTTGCTGCGCTGAAAGGTTTCAAACTTGAGGCCAATGACGCAGAAATGGTTCTTGACGCTCTTAACAACACCGCCAACAACAACGCTATTGGCTTTGCTGCGCTAGCGGAAGGCGTACAGCGCACGTCTGGCACCATGCGCCAGGCCGGGAACACGATGGCGCAAACGATGGGTCTGCTTACTGGTGGTTACGAGCCTCTGCGGAACATCGAAAAGGTATCCAGCGGGCTAGTTGTTTTGACTCAGCGCTTGAGGGGTGTTGGAGATGACGGGGAGGCCATTGATGGTCTTGCTCCCAAACTCGAAGCGGCTTTCAAGGAAATCGCTGGCATTGACATCCAAGACTATAATGGCGAACTTCGATCCACCTACGACATTCTTCAAGACCTGTCTGCCGTATGGCCTCAACTGACCTCTAAGCAAAAGCAATACCTAGGGGAGCTTAGCGCAGGTAAGCGGCAGATCACTGTGTTCAACGCCATTGTTGACGGCTTTGATTCTGTGCGTAAGGCGACAGATGACGCGGCAAACAGCGCGGGTTCTGCCAGAACCGAGAACGAAAAATTCCTTGATTCTATCCAAGGGAAACTAAACAATCTATCCTCTGCCTTCCAGCAATTTTCACAGAACACAGTTAACTCTGGTTTAATCAAATTCCTTGTAGACATGACATCCGCTTTTGTAACGCTGATTGATAAATTCGGTGCGTTCAACACGATTTTCACAGGGATGTCCATTTTCTCAATCTTTTCGGGCGGAAGCAAGGTTGGGAAGATTTTCAAGGGCTTGTTTGCAGGACTTTCCAGCATTGGAGACAAGATACTTTTTATAGGGAAGTCTGCCGTTGCGTCAAAAGGAAGTCTGTCGCAATTCTCTAAAGAAATGAGAGGCGCCGGGCTTGCGGCCTCCTCTGCTCAACTTGCTTTCACCGGCGTTATTGTAGCGATTGGCGCTATCAGGATGATCTATGGGCATTTCAAGAGGGAAGCAGAAGAAAATGCCCGCAAAGCAAAAGAACTTTCAGATAACTGGAAGCAAGCAAACGACACTTTTGCTACCACAAAAGAAACGATTAGCGATATCGGCGCTGAGTTCGAGAGGTTGGGTAGGGGCGTTGACAGTTTTGGAAACAACGTTTCTCTGACATCCGATGAGTTCGGAAGATATCACCAACTTACTAACCAAATTGCAAGCATGTTCCCTGAATTGGTGTCTGGGTATGACAAGCAAGGCAACGCCATACTGCGGGTCAAGTCAAGCGTAGAGGAACTTAACAAGGCTTATGAAGCGCAAAAAGCATTGCACCATGACGAAGTAATCCGCAACGCTGCTGCTGTTTTCAAAGACTCTGCTACCAAGTTCTCTGAAGGCTCTATCTTTTCTGGCCCAACCCTGAACACTCGTGCCACAGCAATCCAATATTTGCAGGGGGCATTAAAGTCCGGCCTGAACAGCCTAACACTCCATAGCGGAATCTATGAGGTTTTTGGTGACATCCTCAGCGAATCTGGTATTAAAGATTTGCCACAGATGCCGCCTCTGACCGAGGTTTTGGCTGGAATCGGATTCTATGATTTCGGTGAACTCCCCCCTGAAAGTATCGCTTCCCTCAAGAGGTTTGCAGACTCTTATCAAAGGGTGTTAGCGTCTGAAATTGAGAGCGCCGCAAGTGGGCGCAGGATAATGATTCCATCCTTCCTACACGGGGATGAGGCATACAAGTCTGCTGACGCACAAACAAAAGCATTAGTAGACCATGTTATAGCAACTCTGGATAGCGAACTGTTGCTCCGGTTTAGTTCAATTACAAGCATGATGGATTATATAAACAACTTCGTGCTTGACCCCTTGACATCGGACAACAGGTTGAAATCGGTTATCCAAAGCACCTCTGACGCCGAAACTGCTTTTAGGGATGGTAGCATCTCTATTGGAGAATACTCAAAGGCTTACGCTAACCTACGCGCCGAGATTTCTGATGCTGGAGTGGTTGGCGATGTCGCAGACGCTTTAAGAAAAACGTTCAGCGATCCAAGTTCTTACAAGGGAACTCTTAATAGGATTAAAGGGTTCTTGCTTGATGAATTTGACGATATGGCAGAAACGATGTCGCTTGGCGACTTGCGACTTGCTGAGTCTCTTGAAATCCCCGAAGGCGTTCAAATCTCTTGGGAAGATTTGCAGTCTCGGATGCAAAGCGTCCGCAACATTCTCACATCGTTCACGCTCACAGAGAATGTGGCAGCCCTGAAGGAAGCGGCAGAAACTGCTAACAAGGCGTTTGCTGATAGCGAGTATCACGCATCCATCACAAAGGCCGAGTACGACAATCTAATTGCCCTCGGAATCGACTACGCCGCTACGGTTGATAATACAAATGGCTATCTAACCGTCAACAAGCAAAAACTTGATGCCCTCATTGCATCTAAGCAAAACGAAATGCGGGCGCAGATTGGCGTTAATAAAGCGCAGAAACTTGCCGAGTATGAAAGCAACGCCATCCAAATTGCTTTGATGGAGGGTGCTCTCGGTCAACTTGCGAAATCTACTGGGGACGCATCTGATGGCTACGAAGAACTTCGCAAGAGGATGTCGGACCAGATTGATGGGTTCAAGTTATCGCAAGATAAAATCCGTGACGAAATCAAAGCCTACGACATTCTTGCAAGCGAACTAAACTATGCTACGTCTGCGTACAAACGGTGGCTTGATGCTAAAAATGCGCCTGAAGCCGGGGACGGCTACGATGAGTTGTCTGTCGCACGCAAAGCCATCGAGGAAGGTTTAGAGAGCGGCAAGGTCGGCACAAACAAATTCAAAGCCGCAGAAGCCCTGCTAATCCCGGAAGAGGTCAGTGCGAAGGGCAAGGCTGCCATTGACGCCTACATGAAGTCAATGGGCAAATACCTCACCGAAGATGGTGAAGGGCTTGGCCTGTTTGTTGACGACTTGTTTGGCAAGGGCTTTTTAGAAAAGGACGAGACTGGCAAGTATCTGTCCACTCAGAAAGCGAACATCCAAGATATTGCTAAGGAGCTCAATATCACAGAGGACGCTGCAAGGTTGATGTTCGTTGCCTTGCGCGACTACGGATGGGACATCAATATCGCTGAAAGAGCCTTTGACTCGTCAGAGGCTATTGCCAGGATTGATGCTCTGAAAGCAAGCCTACAAGAAGCAAATGATAAACTCGAAGAACTGAAGCGCACTGGGGCATCAGGGGCCGATATCAAAGTCGCAGAGGACGCCCGTGACGATATTCAGAAGCAATTGGACGAGGCCGAGGCTGACCCTGTGCAGGTCAACGCAGAATTAACGCTTGTTGAGCAACTGGAAGAACAGCGGAAAGCGATAGAGGATTACCTACTCACTGCCGAGAAGATTGGCGTTCCTGCCAAACTGACGATGGACGCCAAAGAGCAACTTGATTTGCTCCAAGGCATGATTGATGACCTGAAGGAAACCCAGACGCTAATTGCTGACGCGAAGGTGTCCGGGGACACAACCAAACTCGAAGAGGCCCTTGCAGGGCTGACCCCTCCTGACGAAAACGACCCGAACTACAGCATAAAAGTCCTGTTTTATGACGCCCAGAAAGATTCCTATACAAAGGCAATTGCTGACATTAAGGGTCTTACTGACGAGAAGAAGCCCCCGAAAACCACCCTTCATGTTGATTCTTCTGGTGTTGACACCGTAGAGAGCGAACTTACAAACCTTGCAAGAGACAGGACTGCAACAATCACAGTTGATGATACAAAACTGTCTGATGCAGAGAAGCGACTTGAAGCACTCCAAAACAAGATTGATGAACACGACCCCGAGGATGAAACGCCCCCTCTTTCTGTCCTGCATGGCGGGACTGGCTACCAGTCTTCACCAGAAGAGATTCTTGATTTCTGGGATGGCGCAAATCAGGCGATTAAAGACGGTGCTGAGTCCGCCAGTAAAGAGTTAGAGGA